TTGGTAACTGCCGATGTTGACGCCTGCAAGGTAGAACGGGATGTTGGTGAGTCGACACAGTTCCTTGGCTTGGAATTCGGCGCTGTCAATCATCAGCATGTTGTCGGGCAGTGCTTTGGTTTCAGTGTAATCCAAGAATTCGTTGAGTGCGGCCGTCTGGTTGGACATGCGGGCGGCGTTGAATGCGGCCGCAAGGTCGGCCAGTTCCTGGGCGGACAACGGTTCGCCACCGGTCTGCTTGAGTACGCCGGACGGCATGGCGGATTGGGCGTTGCGATACCGGGCTTCCTCGAGGCGTAGCGCAGTGGCGACAGCCTGTTCGGACATGTAGATGACGCCTTGCACGGGGCTGATGAATTGCACCAGATCCTCAGGCGGAATCATTCCACCCTGGAAATACACTTCGCTGGAGGGGGCAAACCAGACGGGCCCAGCCTGGTCTTCGGTGGTGACAGTGCCGGCCGGTAGACGGGTAAACGATGCCGGGAAGCCGTCTGCGGTGCGGGACGTGATGTACCAGAAAGCGCGACCGAAGAAGAACAGGTCGTCCAATGTCCACGACATGAGGGTTGAGTACGGCACGGACGGGTCGGGTTGACGTAGCCAAGCGCGAGGCGCAAGATCAACTTCTTCCATTTCCATGTCGGTTTCGTTCCACCGTTCGGTGTACATGCACAATTTTGTCGACCCGATCACGGAGGCGAGCAGGTCGCGGGCACGGCTGATCGTGGGCACCGACATGGCACGGTTACGGGCTTCACCTTCGTAATAGGTGTAATACGCGCCGACAAAATTGATGCCGTTCGCCTGGCTGGTGTAGCCGCCATAGGTGCCATAGCCGGAACCGGCCGCAGCCGCTTTCACGGACGGCTCGGGGGCCGGGCTGATCGCCGCTTTGCTGACACTCTTTGTGAAGATTCCCATTGGTGACCTCGCGTTAGGTGGTGGCCGCCCCGCCCGACACGGGACGGACACCAGCCCCCACGTTAGCCCTAGCCGGACACCGCAAGTGTGGGTTTCATGCGAACAGCAGGACGTGACGACAGGGCGATAGCCCACACCATGCACCTGGCCAGTTCGATCGGGCCCGGCGACTTCTGTGATGACAGCACGGTGCCCTGGGCGGTTTTGGCTAGGACGGCACGGCAGACATGTTCGGTCAGGGTGCGTTGTTTGCGTTGGGTTACTTTGCCCTCGATGAGCATGGAACGGACAAGGCTGGAGAACTTGAGCAGTTCGCCGTAGCCGACAAGGGTGCAACGCCTAGCGAGGTTTGGCGGACAGTGGATTTCCAGGGTTGGAGTCAGTGCCAGTTGCACAGTCGGGTCAGCCATCACACGACCAATTTCGTCCCACATTTGATCTTCCGAATTGGCGACAAATTCGACGTAAACGTGCGCTTTATTGTCCGCAACAACCGACCGGACACCCACATAACGGGACTCATCAACGCTGGAATCCACCGCCAAAATGCCGCCTGCGGGCATTGGCGCATCGGTCTCGAGGTCGGCCCATTGGCCGGGGTCAAGCCAAGCACCACGGGCGGACACCCACAGGTTCAAGTGGGCACGCAAAAACGACTCCTTTTTGGATGCGGCCCGCAACGCTTTGACGGTGACGGTGGTGCCCAACGCAGGGTTAGCCCACCCCCACCATTGCTCGTCAGCAGGATTAACGCCAGGCGGCATCGACCATTCCGCAAAATAGGTGTCGCCACAATGGCCAGCGTCGATCTCCGCCACCGCCATCTCCCGCATCTGAATCATCACCGTCGACCCTTCGTCACCGGCTGTGGAAAAGCATGCCAACAGCGGGTTGGGGCGGGCGATCATGGACGGCCGTAGCGCGTCGTCAATGCAGTTGGAGCCAATGTCGAACAGTTCGTCAACCACGATCAGGTCATACGAACCGCCATGCAGGTTGGGGGTGGCGGCCCGGACTTCCCAGGTTGATCCGTCCGCCATTTTCACGGCTTTACGGCCGATGACGTTTGACGACTTGCCACCAAAGATTTCCACAAGGATCGGCGCCAAAGCGGTGTGGATTGCCTCCGCACGGTCAAGCCGGTTGGCGACGGACAGCACATGCTGGGGACGGCCGCGCATCCGGGCACCATCAGTTACCCACCACCCCAACAACGCCTGGAGCAGCACAGACTTTCCGTTCTGCCGGGCAGTGGACACCAGACCTTCACGGAAATGCAGTTCCCCAGTGTCGTCGTCCAACATCAGCATGCCCTCAAGGGCGTGAACCTGCCAGCCCATCAGATCAACACCCATGTGCGCCTTCGCCCAGGCCACCACAAGGGGTGCCCACGTCTGCCCCCCAACACCAGCCGTTTCCAATCGGGGCTGGTCACGGCCAATCGGGATCCCTCGAGGCTGATCCTGGCCAGTTCCCGCCAGTTCCGGCTGATCCCCCAGTGTGAGGGAGAAAGATGGGGTCGGGGGCGGTTGGTCGGGGGAAAAAAGTGCTGGGCCGGTGGCGATGGTGCGGTTGGCGAGGCGGATGGCGTCTTTGGCTTGTTTGTATCGGTTGCCTCGGCGTGCGTTGCAGGTTTTGCAGGCTGGCACCATGTTGTCCAAATCGTCCGAGCCACCTCGATCGTGCTCAATCAGATGATCTGCCTCGGATGCAGGCTGGCCGCACCAGTGGCATGCGGGGTTGTCGGCCAGCAGTCGTCGCCTGTTGGCGAGGTAGGTCGGGTCGCTGGTTCGTTTGGGCATTGGCTCCCGCCTCGCTTCGCTCGTTGGGCTGACGCCCTCGTTCCTCGGTTGTCCTCAACCATATCTGGGGGCGTGGGTGGTGTTGTGCCCCCCACACTTCAGGTAACTAACCTCGGCAGCCGGATTGATTAGGGCGGACTCCGTTGGCCATTTGACGTTTGGAAACGCTGCTCCCTCACGTCGACGCATGAGGGCACACCCACGTTCCCGTGTATTCCCATAGCCGGGTGCAGTGTCCGGTGAGGGCTGGATGCCTACCCATCAGGGTGGTGGTTCAGTTGTGGGTGGGCATCGTAGCCCGGGCCCGTCAGTCGATGTGGGCGTGTCGCAGTTCGGCCTCGAGGTCGCTCCACACGTTGCCTGCCATGCTGACCACTTCCCAGCCTCGGGTGGTTCGCGGCCTGATGAACAGGACGGTGGCCCACATGTCAGTGTTGGGGATCAACACCTCGAGCGGACGGATGGGCTGTTGCCATGGGTGATTCACGTGTTGCTCCTTGATAGTCGGGTAATGATTTCGAGCATGTCGGACGGGTACCAAATGTAGGTTTCGGCGCCGGTCGCCATCAGGGTGCGTATCCACGCTTTCTGTAGCGGACTGACCCGACCCCCCTCCTTCTTTAATTCGGCAAAGATCAGTTCGCCTGCCATCGGGCGGGCTAGCACAAGGTCGGGGAAACCGGCGTCACCTTGGACGGCTGTGATCCAGCGGCCGGTGCGGATCTGTGCGGGACGCTGATGCATGACCATCCACCCGCGATACCTGGCGACGTCAATTACTTGGGCTTGAAATTCGGCTTCGGTCATCGCCACAGCCAGTCTTTTAGCCGTGTCATGGGTTGCAGGTCTTGGGTTTCGACCAGATGGAAGTGGTGGCCGTCTTTTTCGTGGTCGGTCATGATCTGACGCAGGTTTCTAAGGGTGTCCCAGCCGCGCAACGTGATTAGCACATGGTCTGTTTCACCGTTCCAGGTGGCGGACACATACGGGGTGTCTAACGGGTGGGTGGCAAAGTCTTTGGCGACCAGGGCGAGCCGATAGGCGGGCTGTGTGGTGCGTACCTCAATGTTGGTGCCTACGTCAGCGCCTGCACTGTTTTCGCCTGTCCATTCCATGCCTAGATAGTGGGCGCAGGCTAGTTCGCCTAGGGCGCCACGGAATTCCCAGTGCATGTTGCGATGCGGGTCGGTGTCGGCGTTGCGGTTGAGGCGGTTGGGGTCGCTGTTGGCGGCTTGTCGACGTACAGCACAGGCACGGGCGCGTCGCACCTCTTTTTCGGGCAGGTACACGAACGGCATTAGAACGGATGTTCCGTTTTCAGTTTGTCGATCATGGCTGACGCTTCACGCTTGGTCAG